AAGAGTATCTTCTACGGCTAAAGCAAAGATATTAACCATATTCGCATCTGGCGAATTAGGGTTTAAATTAATATTAGGGCCGTAAATTTGATAAAGTCCGGGATAGCCAGCTTCACCATTTTGGATAGCATTGATTATATCCGATAAACTCTTAATAGTTAATCCTGTAGATGTGAGTGAATTAGTGGACATATTAACTTAGTACGTTTACAGAATTAATAACTGAAATAGAATAAATAGTATTGATGTTATAAGTCAGAGAAAGATTACGGCTACTATTTAAGTTAGTTGATACAGAGTTAACTTTAGTTACCCCATAACAATTAGCTAATAAACGAGTAAGCTGAATCTTAATTGTGGCTTGTGTATTTTTAGTACCTAATAGATTTATCCAATCAATACCAAAGGTGGCGTTCCAGAAAGCATCATTATAAAAAGTCCTGATAGCCGTAGCTATATTAGCTTGGATAGCATCTTCGTCAGTAAGATAGCTTCCAAGACCATTACCAAACTCCCAGTCACCTGTACCGGGGTCTATTGCTCTAAAAATCATACTCATGGTGTAGGAGGAGTAGGTAAGGTTGTAGGTAAAGTTATAGTAGGTACAGTGGGTACTGTAGGTACTGTAGGGATAGTAATATTACAAACAAGAGCCGCAGACTTAGCTTCGATTGCTTGCAGTAACTGAGTTAAAGCTTTAACTAACTCTAATTGAAGTTCAATAGCATCTAAGTACTGAGCATAGTAACCAGCTATTTGAGTCTTAATCCAATTTATGACTGAGGTTAAATCTGTAGGTATAATGAGAAGAGATTCAAGATATTCAATTCTATTCAGCACGTCTTGAATCTGATCATTGATGTCCTTTTCAATTTTGACAAGCAGGTCTGCCAGACTTTTACAATCTGGTATAGCATTAATCTGGGCAGTGAGTTGATTTACCCACGCTGTATTGATTTGGCTCATCGACTTATATTAATTATAATTCCATCGGACACTGTGACTGTAGCACCATCAACCGTATTAAATGAACCACTTGCACCAGTACTAACGTGCAAATTACCATTCACTTGTACGCTCGGATGGTTAATCTCAATGCCTAACATAGAGTAAGAACTTAATGGCTTTTTACCAGAAAATAAGCCAACTAAAGCAACTGCATCTGATAAAGAGTGTGTTCTTGTAGTGTTAGGAGCATTACCGACTTGGCCTGAAGTATACCAGCTATCCATATCCCTATCATTAAAAAGGAGTAAACATATATCTCCTTTAGTAACTGGAAAGGTCATAGCTCCTACACCCCCATGAAGAACTATTACTGGAACAGATAATAGGATAGGGTATTTAATAAGCTTTCCATTGTACACTTCTGCGATGTTAATATTAATATCTGCAGTCTGGGTAGCAGGGTAAAATGCTTGGATTACACCTATCTGATGGCAGTTTAAATCCCTAGAAAGCTCATCTTTTAATAGGAGTTGTAACCCTCTTTCATCGGGTTGGATAGGAGATTGAGTAGGTGTAGGGTAAGTACTCATTTTAAAACTGGAGGAGCAGGTATGTATTGAAGAGACTCTGTACCATACCAAAGGCTAAAAGTGGTAGTTCTTTGACCGCCCACAACTGGTGATATTATACCCCTATGACTAAAACCCCTTATCTGATAAACACGGTTAAAAATAGAATTATCTACACTATTTAATCTAGCTGTTTGATTCATTTGAACCTGCGGATTAAATAAAGTCTTAGCTACTATCATAGATCCAGAGCGTTCTGGGGGTTCAAGAAGTCCAGTTTCAGCTTCTATAAGTATCTCTGGTAAATTTAGTACATCGTTATATCCCAATACCTTTAATTGATTCATATCGATTGTAGCTGAAACCGACATAGGTAAGAAAGCTTTTAAAAGATTAGCCGTAGGGCCATACATAGCCAAAGGTCTTAAATTAGTAAAAGAAGTATTATCGGGAAGATTACCAAATAACGGAGTAGAAGCTAATTTATAAGTATTAACAAAGTCTTGGTTTAAACTATAAAGGACGTTTTTTAAAGAGGTATTAGGTAAAGCATTAAAACTGCTAAAAGAATTAGCTAAAGCATGAGCACCATCAAAAGCCTCAATAACTGTTAAGAAGTCTCTGCCCGGACGTTTACTATATGCCCACCTAACCCAGCCATTAAAAAGAAGTACCTCTTGACCATTATAGCCCGCTTTAAATTGAACATTAGCTCTATCTAAATAAGCGTATTGATCGTGATATAAAAGATTACGAGTGTCTTCTTTTAAATTATAAAGAGTGAAAGTAGCAGTTTGTGAACTACCCCAGAACTGTCTTTGTATTTCAAATTCACAAGTAATCGGTAATTGAATAGTTACCGTCTGTGAAGCATCCCGATATTGACTTCCAACAACCGGTTTATATGGCCCACATTCTATAGATAAAGTATATGATGGATTATTACTAATCATGTGGGGCGTAATAATTCAATTCTGTATAAAAAATACCGGCTGAGTCTAATAAATATAACTGAGCAAACCCACTGGTAAAATCAGTTACATTCATTGGTTCTGTACCATCAGCAGTAGCACAACTTAATCCAAAAGGAATATTGTTTTGATACTGTCTAAGCATATTAGGAGAACATACAATTCTTCTGCCATTAAGGATAAAAGAAGAAGTGTTGTTATTCCATGATAGATTATAGAACCAGCCCATTTGCTGAGGGATATAATATATTGTCATATTAACAATACTTCCATCAGCTATAGTAAGATTAAAATTTTGAGTAGTACCCTGATTGATACCTTGAATTAAATAAGTGCTCATGGGCTATTTCAAAAATGGACTGAGGAAAAATCTATAGGGATTAAAGAAACATTAGCACTAGAATTAGGACTATCTACGGATACCATGCTTTGGCTTCTTCCAGATAGGGTATTAAAATCCACTGTTATATTTTTTGCGTATCTAATCTTTTTAAAAGTGACTGAAAAATCAGATATATATTTACTATCTTCAGATTGAGTAACACGAAGATTCTCGATTGCCATGTTGCTCATAATACCCCAAGGAGTTTCGACTGAACACGTTTGAGCACTTATCCAAAGCTGATAAAAGAATCCAAAAGCCCCACCTTGTTTATTAGCTCCTTCGGGTTCTATATAATATTCATACAGAGTCCCAGAAGCTGCTGCTTTACTTTGCGTAGTTATTGGCTGATCTGATAATAAGAAATTAGCTGCGTATTGAGATTTAGCAAAAGTATTAGCTTTTGTTTGAGCACTAGCAGCTGAAGTTCCACCAAGTAAAGAACCTACAGCTTGGAAAGCCATAGAAGTTAATTGGCTTTTTAAATTAGATTTTAATCCCGCGGTAGTTTGAACACTAAAAGGAACATTGCTACCAACTGAATTTGCTGGAGTACCATTTATCGCTTGTGAAGTATAAGCAATAAGTTGAGCACTTACTGAAGGGGGTAAACTACTTTTAGCAGTAACTGCAGCTATAAAGCCGGGGACTGCTTGTACATTTTGATTATTAGGGTTAGAAATAAAAGCTCCAATCTGTTGAACAACATTTGGAGATACCCCATGAGACCCTGCTATCTGTCCTATAAAAGAACCTACAACAGAAGTTAAAGCTCCAGCCATACCAAAGCCGGGAGCTAGTGAAGGCATTAAAGCAGCATGAAGTGGAAGCTTAACACCTTTCTGAGTAACTGGTGGATTGGGATTAGATAAGTATCCTACAAGTTCTCCAACATAACCATTAAGCGTTATACGTTCAGGAAGGCGACCCCATTGGTCTTGTATTGTAGTATTATCCTCAACGTAATGATCTGTAATATCAGAACGAAGTTCAAATACTTCTTCACCCTCAATATCAAATAAAAATCCTGCTACACCCAATGGTAAATTTTCAGGAGTAACTAAAGCAGCACCTTCAGGTGTATTTGCTAAACCTACATATATCCCCTGTTCTTCGGAAGGTATTATATTATTAGCCATGAGTTTTAGGGTGTAACGGTTGCAGGTTTACCATAGCCTTGAGGAGTTTGAACATTAACTCTACCCAAAGTTTTGGTGATATGATCTGATATTACTTTACTTGTTTCTTGTGGATTGGTTGCACCATTAACTGTTATAGGAGCATTGACTGTAATCTGAGAAGTTGATTCTGGATTTTTATAAGAACTAAAAGATCCTACTTTAGCATTATACATTAATGATTGACCCGAAGTATTATCTTCTACTGCGGATTTCATAGCTTTATAAGTC